TAAGTGTCCAATTCCCGTCTTTAAAGACGAAAATTATGGACGAGGAGGTATGGTCGTTGATGACTTCCGTCCCCCTCTGGTACAATCCTGCCCGACCTGGGCCCGTTGTACCGGATGCTCTTCTGCCTTTCATGACAGGAAAGCATTTCCTATCGACAAAACAAGTGCCGTCGGCACTTCTTTTGGCGAAGGCTGGTTCTCAGACAGTGTCGAAGAACCAGTCACACCTGCTCCGGAGGGGATTCCCTCTTGAGCAGGTTTCCTGGAGTCCTACAGGTGAACCTGTAGTGGCGCCAGTGCCGTCATATGTAGAGAAGCCTCCATCATATGCCGCATCACTACACTCCTTCTTGAAGGAGTCTAGTGAGTATATGGGGTCGATATCGGAAAATGCCGACCTCATAGACGACGATTTCGAACATTCCGGTTCGGAAACGTCGGACGTCGAGGCATTGCTTGACAGCAATGACGAGACGATAATCCGTCGGAGAAAGAAACTTTCTCACCGGATTAGGTACGAAGACCCATGGTTAATCCATGCGGCCTCCGCACTCGCCAATCTCCGTGGTCAGCCAGGCCCGGAGATTGTCGTATGGTCGGGAGACGGCATCCGTCTCCAAGACCCTCTCCCATGTAGGGCCTTAGGCCCGAAGTGGGATGGATCAAAGAGGAACAAAATCCGTTTCTCTAAGATCTCGAACAATGAGGTGAAACATCACGTCATTTTTCGACACACTCACTGGGGCCGAAGGCTTGCCAGGGAGTGTTCCGATCCCAGTTCCAAATTTGGACACTGGGCTCGTACCCTCCGGAGCCGGATTAACCGGTTCTTGGGGGGTGGACCTGATCCCATCTGGACTGCAGATGAGAGACGGGTCATCTCCGGGGGCACGTGGAAACCACGTGATCGCGGAGCGCGGTCTTTGAGGCTCATAGAGCTTCTAAAGACTGTTGACGGGATTTTTACTCAGAGATATCTGGCAAATCCCGCCGAAGTGTGGACATGGGATCGTTATGACCTGTTCACACTCGGGAACTTATCACTACTAATAGGTGATGAGTTCCTCGACGGCGAATTACCGCTAGCGGTAATCGACGTCCGAACCTCCTACTCCACACTTAAGTGGAGCAGGAAGTGGTTTAAGCAGGTGTCTCATAGAGATCTGCTTAAACATGAGACCAAACCACCCGTGGAGGGTTTGGAATGGTCTCGGCTTCTCTGGAGAACTTGGAAAGTCCTCCAGGAAGCCACGGGATACGAACGCCTATTGATAATAGGCCTTCTATCTCAGACAAGGGGTTGTGGAACTCCACCACCTCTTGTCGTACTCCAGTCGAAACGGAAATTTCTTCAAACCGTTTCACTAGAGACTCCGAAAGAGTCCGCTACAATGCGTACTCTCCGGAGACTAGCAATCGAGGAGGTCATCAAGGACCTCCCGATTGCTGCTGTGACCGGGCTCTCGACTAAGTCGAGAGTCACGATCACATCCGCTGCATGCTGGGAGAAAACCCGGCGTGAAGGCGGAACGACTGAGCAAGTCAAACATATGATTTGCGAGGTCGACCCGATGCGCCAGATTCCCGTGAGGAACCTGGACACCGGAGGTGTCGAACACTGGAAATTCCAGGATGAGTTCGACACCGTTGGAGAACTTATATTCTGGGTCGCACTCGACCGAGTTCTCCACACACCACCGGTGGAGCTTCAAAAAGCTTTTCTCACTGTGGTGAAGGAACCTGGTAAAGCTCGTAGCGTTACCAAGGCCCGTGCTTGTCTCAAGATCGTTCTCGATCTTGTTAGCAAGCTATGCTCCGAACCCCTAGCTAAAGGGATCCGAAGCAGCCAATCTGGAATGAGTGCCTCAAACCATGGTTGGAATTTCTTCAATTCGTTCTCCAACGAAATTGAAAGAAATGAAGTGTTCTCCCTTCTTAATAGGGAGGAGACTTCTTTCGAAGGCTATGTCGAACGGACAGACACCTTCGAAGACCTCTTCGTAGGATCAACAGACTACGAAGAGGCTACAGATCAACTGGAACACGTCGTGGCCAGAGATCTGGGTATCCCCTGGATGCAGAAATGCGGCATCCCGAAGATACTGCAGGGTATTGTGATACAAACGTGTTACAACCCCCGCGAGATCTACTTCAAGGCCACTGGCCTTTTAGCAGATATTGGCGAAGTTGTGGATGGTGACATCCACAAAATCGTCCTTCGTCGAGGAGTCCTAATGGGAGATCCCTTGACGAAACCGGTCCTACACCTCATCAACGTGTGTGACCGGCAACTGCAAAAGCGGATGTTATCTCCGGACTTTTACAGTCGCCTCGGTAATTCTTACGAAATAGCCGAGGTGCTCTCATCTGTTAAGAGTGAACTTAACAGATGAGATCTATCCGTACTTGCCATTTAAGAGGCAGTTGCGGGTAACGTATAGCCCCTAACTGGGGAGCATTTACG